TGCCATCAGCACCGCCTCGGCCAGCTCGGCCGGCAGTGGCACCAGCCGCCGCTTCCCGCCCTTGCCGTGCACGACCAGGCTCCTGCCCGTCAGGTCGTCCATCAGGTCACGCTCATGTATCTGGGCGATCTCGCCCCGCCTCAGCGCGCACGTCGCTGCCAGTGACAGGATCAGCCACGTCCGGCCGTCCGCTGCGGTGAGGCCGGCGCGATAGGCCGGCTCGGGGGTCGGCCTCGGGTACGGGGGCTCAGGCCGCACAGACGGCAACCCCGCCGCCGGCGACACCGCACACCGGCCCGTCCGGACGCCCCAGGCGAAGAACACCCGCAGCGACGCATAGACGCTCCGCCGCGTCTCCCGCTTCCAGTCCTGCCCGCCCACCCACGTCAGGAGCGCGTCCTCGGTGAGCAGCCAGGGCGACCCCTCCAGCGCCCTGGCTGCCCGCCTGAGGTGATCCGTCCGCGTCCGGATCGTCTCCTCACTCCGACCGGCCGCGCGCAGGCGGGCGGTCCACTGGTCGATCTCAGCCCGCCACGCTGCGGGCACTGGTTTCTCACGCGGATCAGTCATGACCACAGGTCTAGCTGACCGGGCACGGGTCGCGTGCCGGATCGTGGCGACCGGTGGCTGTACCGCTGCTGCGCGGCCTGGCGAGTGATCCCCAGCGCCCGTCCGATCTGCCCCCAGGACACCTGATGGGCGGCGCGCATCCCGACCACGGCATCATCGATCGCCTGATTCAGCACCTCATGCATCGCCACCAGCTCGGCCAAGTCCTCGGGATCGGCATCCGCCACCCGCCGGCCATACGCCCTGATCGCACGCCTGGCGAACGCGCCATACTCCGGAGTCTCCCGCACCCGTTTCGCCGTCAACCGGCGCTTGACGCTCACGACAGCACCAGGCCGACGTGAAAGGCGATGACGCCGACCAGGACGGCCACGATTCGCCACCTGGCACTCATTGCAGCACCGCCAGGACGACACGCCCCCACTCATCGTACTCGTCTTCCGCGTCCGCTAGAGCGGTCGCGTATGAGTCCAGGTTCTCACCCGTGAGGCCTCCGGCCCGGGCGGCGTCCAGGGCCATCCTCGCGTCGCCCACCTCGGCAGCGAGGCGGTGCAGCTTCGCGTCCAGGACGCCGTCCAGCAGGTCGAGCTGCTGCTTCGTGAGCTGGGCCGTCAGAGTGATCATCACGCGACCCGCTTCCCGGTGGCGAGGTCGTAGACCTCGGCGCTATGCTCGCCGTCAGCGTCGGTCAGCTCGGGGTCATCGGTGACTACTAACCAGAAGGTTGGGGGTTCGAATCCCTCCGAGCGCGCAAAGAACCGGGCGACCGGGATGCCCATGGCCCCGGCGAGCTTCTCCAGATCCTCCAGTTGCCACTGCACTCGGCCGCGCCACCGGACGCTCACAGTCTGGCGGCTCACCCCCAGCGCGCGTGCTACATCGGCCTGGACCCAATCAGCCCGACCGCATTCCACTCGGACGTTCTCGGCCACCAGTCGCACGAACGGCGAGGGCAGCTCGGGTAGCGGGATAACTGTACTCATGCCAGGGATCGTACCCCTTCGTCACGACTTCCGGAACATTTAGGTACATCCATTGACGGCGAGTCGGGCTGACAACGTCTCGTTTTGCATGACATCGTCACCTCATGATCGACATGCCGATGTTCAACAACGGCGGCGGACTAGTGCTCGCCGTCGTGGTGATGGTGCTGATGCTCGCGCTCGCCGCGCTCGCTGATGCACGTAAGCCCAGGTGCCACATCTGCGGTGGTCGCACCCGCGTTGCCCCCGACCGGATCGTGAGGACGACGTCCGGGCGCCACGTCCTGCTCTGCAGGGTCTGTCACCGGAGGGTACGGCCGTGACGAGCCTGTCCGAGTATCGCGACGAGTTCGCCGAGGTCGGCAAAGGTCTGGACGCCAGCGTGCGCGACCTGGTCGGCCGGCTGACCATCCAGGGCTTGGTCACCGAAGCTGTCCAGGCCGATGAGGCAGGCCGGTACCTGAAGGCCGCGCTGCGCAGCCTCGACAGCGCCGTGCGCATCGCCGGGGCGAAGGGTTGTCGATGAAGATCCCGCCCGACACTCGCGACATCCGCACTTGCCGGCGGTGTTTCCACACAATCCGCCTCGTCGCCCTAGTCAGTGGCGCGCGATTGGCGGTCAACCCTGACCCGGTCCCCGGTGGCCGCGTCGTCGCCTACTATGACGCCGGCAAGGGCCTGTTCACCGATGCATGGTTCGCCGGCACCGCGATCCTGCTGGAGTTCAACGAGAACGCTGCGCTGTTCAGACCTCACTCCGACACCTGCACTCGGCGGAGGTCGAAATAGTGCGGGCCTGGATGAGCGGCGCTGCATGTCGAGGCCGGGTCGAGTTCTGCACGCTGGACACGCGCGAGCAGGTATCCATCTGCGCGACCTGCCCGGTCACGCAGGAATGCCGCGCCTACGCGATCGCCACGCGAGCGACGGGCCTGGTCATGGGCGGCGTCGTCATCGGCAAGCAGCCGCTGAAAGCTTGACGCCGTGGGCTATCAACTCATCGCCGCCGCCCTGCAACCGCACTGGGCGCGGCTTCTGACACCCAGGGAAACGCTGACCCTGGTCTGTATGTGTCAGGCCGCGCTTGACGAACCCCGCGATGGGATGCCGGCCGGCTACTTCTTCGCTGGCACCGACTACCTGATCCTCCGCATCGAGGGCGACGACTTCCGCGCCGACCCACGCCGGCATGAGGCGGCCCGCAAGGCGGTGTCGCGCGCCCTGAGACGCCTCGAAGAGGTCGGCGCGATCCGCCAGCTACGCAAGGCCAAGAACGCGCGCCGAGCGGAGTACCTGCTCACCGTCTGGCAAGGACTGTTGCCTGGGGATAACTCGGTGCCAGATAGCCCGGCTGACCTCGGAATCCCACCACCCAGGGGGACATGGGTGTCCCGCTGAGGGGGACATGGGTGTCCCGCTGAGGGGGACATGGGTGTCCCGCTGAGGGGGACATGGGTGTCCCGCAATAGAGAAGAACAACAGGAGGAACAACTAATGACTACGAGAAGATCCACCAGGGTGACCACGCAGCGACAGCGCGCGCGCGACGTGTGGATAACCGTCGATGTGAACCTGCCGTCGCTCCTGGCGGTGGTCGTGCTCGGCCTGGCCATGATCGTCGGCCTGGTCGTCGGGTGGGTGATGTGACGATGGCAGCGGCGAAGGGTTCGGCGCGGCCCAGGCTGGTCAGCCTGGCCGAGGTTCGGCGGGACTCGTTGATCGCTGACGCCCGGATACTCGCCGGCCGGGGGCTGTCCACTCGGGCCATCGGTCGCCGCCTCGGTGTGGCGCACAGCACGGTTGTGAGGTGGCTGGCATGAGCCGGCACACCGTCAAGGGCCGTCGCTGGGACAAGGTCGCTGCGGTGGTCAAGGCCCGCGACGGCGGGCAGTGCGTCGTGTGCGGATCGACCGACGACCTGACCGTCGATCACCTGAAGCCGGTGAGCCTGTTCGATGACGCCGACGAGTTGAACGAACTCGGCTACGACCTGGACAACCTCGCCACGATGTGCCGGTCGTGCAACTCGAAGAAGGGCAACCGGCGCGGGCCGATCCGCATCACCTACCTCAACCCTCGGTTTTTCCCGAACGAAACACCGAGGACCCCGCCCCAGCCTTCCTTTTCACAAAACGGGTAGAACACGGAAAATTCAACCCTTCTGTACCGAAACGGACTAAACACAATGCCACGCAAAGAAACCATGGTCATTCAAACAAACCGGTGGATTCGGACTAACCGGGAATGGCTCCAAGCCGCCGGCCACATGCCATTAGCGCAGCAACTGAGAATGCTCGCGGCCGCGATGGACAATGAGTTCGCCGCCACCGGCCTGGTGAAGTCGGCCACCGCCTCGGCGTACCGGCTGACGTTCGTCGCGCTGAACCGCCTACAAGCCGACGACGAGGACGACGACCTACTGCCGGTCGTGCCGCCGACCACACCCGAGGTTGACGACGACCCGGACGGGCTGTTCACGCCGCGATGAGCACCGCACTGGAGCCGATCGTCCACGAGGGCACCGTTCTGGTGTTCGACGGCCAGGTGTGGGCGCCGGTCCGATTCACGGCGCCGCTGCGGCCGGACTTCGTCACAGACGGCGATCGGCTCATCGCCCTGGCCGAGCGCCACTTCCGCTACGTCGATGACGACGAGGGTGTGCACCTGATCCGCCTGGACGACTGGCAAAAGACCCTCATCCGGCACATTCTCGAGCGCTACCCCGACGACTGGCCGGTGGCCGAGCTGCGCGGCCAACTGCGCTACCGCCAGGTGGTCGTCTCCATGGGCCGGCAGAACGGCAAGTCCCTGATCGGGGCGCTGCTGGCGCTCTACGGGCTGCTGCAACACGTCAAAGCGCCGATGGTGGTCGGCGTCGCCCGGGCGGTCGAGCAGGCCGGCGTGATCTACACCCGGGTGGAGGACGCCGTTCGGCTCAGCCCGGAACTGTCGCGCCGGCTCAAAGCCACCACCACCCGAGGCATCCGCAAGACCGACCGCAGCGGACGCTACGTCCTCAAACCCAGCCTGGACGAAGGCTTGCAGTCGATCCCGGTCACCCTCGTCCTGGCCGACGAGCTGCACCTGACCAAGCCGGCCATGTGGGACTCCGTCGTCACCGGCCAGCGATCCCGCCGCAACGCCCTGGTCGCCGGCATCACCACCGCCGGCGACAGCTCCAGCGTCCTGCTGAAACGGCTCTACGAGCAAGGCGATGAAGCGATCGCCGGCCAGCGCGAGCAGTTCGGGTTCTTCCTGTGGGAAGCGCCCGCCGGCTCGACCCTGGACACACCCGGCGCGGTCGAGGCCGCGAACCCGGCCGTCGCCTGCGGCCGTATCCCGCTGGGCCGCGTCCTGGGCGACGAACGCGGCAAACCCGAACCCGACATCAAGCGCTACACCCTCAACCAGTTCGTCGCCGCGTCCACCACCTGGCTGCCGCTGCCGACCTGGCGCGCCCGCGCCGGCACCATCCCGGACGGTGACGATGTCGTGTTCGCGATCTCCAAGACCCCATCGTGGGAGTACCTCACGATCACCGCCACCCACAAAGCCGCAGACGGCCGGCTGTACACCGAAGTCGCCGCGAGCCTCGTCCGCCCGACCCGGGACCGGCTCATCGCCGTGTGTCAACAACTGGTTGACCATCCCAGCCGCCGGGCAACGTTCGCGATGGAGTCCGCCACCCTCAGCGCGGTCGGCAAAGCCCTGCGCGACCTCGGCCACGACGTGTGGATACTCACCCAAAACGAGATGTGCCAGGCCTCCGCCGCCGCCTGGTCGGTGATCGACTCCGGCACCATGACCCACGCCGGCGACGCGATCGTCACCGCCCAGATGCCCTACGCCCAACGGATCAACACCGGCGAGTCCTGGCGGGTCACCAACCGAGGCACCCACCACGTGGACGCCGTCCTGGCCACCATCATCGGACTGCACGTCGCCCGCGAGAAGCAACCCGCCACCCTCCAACTGTTCTGAGCGTAGCGACAAGGCCAAACACCCGATCCGTGCACCACCGCCCCGACCCTTGAAAGGAAACGGCCGGCACGGACCACGGGAGGCAGCGATGGGCATCTTCGGACTCAACGTCCGCAGCGCCACCCCGCCCGAGACCGACCCGATCAAGATCCCCAGCCGGGCCTCGCTCGCGGACCGTGACTTCCTCGGCACGATCAGCGTCTACCGGGCCATCGCGCTCCTGGCGCTCGGCTCGGCCCAGTTCACCCTCGACGTGTGGCGCGGCCGCGAACTGCTGGACCGGCCGTCCATCGTCCGCAAGCCCGACGTGGTCAACCGGCAGCGGTTCCGCGCCTTCACCAAGCGCACCACCGCCAGCATGGCCACCACCGGCAACGCCTACTGGGAACTGACCCACGGCGACCGGAACCAGCTCGTCAACGTGAAGGTGCTCAACCCGCACGAATGCGAACCCCGCAAAGACGGCCGCCTCGGCGTCGCCGGCCGCGAACGGCCGCTCAACCCCGACCAGTTCCGCCACCTCGGCCTGCTGTGGATCCCGGGCCGGCTGAAGGCCCTCGGCCCGATCGAGGCCGCCCGCCTGGAACTGACCGGGCAGGTCCAGGTCACCCGCTACGGCAGCGAGTTCTTCGACACCGGCGACATTCCCTCCGGCCTGCTGAAGTCCGACCAGACCCTCACCAAGGCACAGGCCGACGACGCCAAGCGGATCTGGAAAGAACGCGAAGGGCGTGAGGTCGCCGTCCTCGGCCACGGCCTGGACTACAAGCCGTTCCTGCTGTCGCCCGAAGACGCCCAGTTCGTCGGCGTCCGCCAGTTCGACACCACCGCCGTGGCCCGCCTGTTCGGCATCCCGGCCCGGCTGTTCCTCGCCGTGGTCGAAGGCGGCAGCTCCACCTACGCCAACCTCGCCCAAGACGACCTGTCGTTCACCCGGTGGAGCCTGGGCGACTACCTGGGCGAGATGGAAGACGCCTGGTCCGACGTGCTCGCCGGCACCCAGGAAGCCCGGTTCAACCTCGACGCCGGCCTCCGCCCCGACACCAAGACCCGCTACGAGGCACACAAGCTCGCCCTCGACGCCGGCTGGAAGCGCCGCAGCGAAGTCCGCGCCGACGAAGGCATGCCCGTCGATCCCGACATCGACAAAAACCAGCCCGCCACCCAGCCCAAGGAAGCCGACCATGTCTGATCTGGAACTGCGCCACGCCACCGTCGAGATCCGCGCCGAGGACGGCGACGCCCGCGAGTTCACCGGCATCGGCGTCCCCTACGGCGAAGTGGTCGAGTGGTGGTCCGACTTCTTCGAGTGCTTCGATCCCGGCAGCGTCCGCCTGGCTGCCGACGTGCCGCCGCTGGTGCTGTGGCAGCACGACCGCAAGACCCCGATCGGCACCATCACCAAGGGCGAAGACACCACCGCCGGCTTCGCGATCGCCGGCCGACTGTCCACCACGCCGGCAGCCACCGACGCCTACACCCTGCTGAAAGACGGGACCGTCACGCGCCTATCCATCGGGTTCATCCCGGTCGCCTGGCGCGACGAAGTCGCAGACGGCGTCACCACCCGCCACTACACCGACGTGATCGCCCGCGAGTTCTCGCTGGTGTCCTTCCCGTTCTACCCCGCCGCCGCCATCACCGACGTCCGCCACCAACCCAACAACCGCAAGGAGAACACCATGGACCCCGAGGACACCAACCCGACCGGCTCGCCGGCGCTGGAAGACATCCGCGCCAAGCTGGACGAGATCGACCGGCGCGTTCAGGCGCTGCCCACCACCCAGGACTCCGCCCCAGTGGAGGACACCCGCTCCGCCGGAGAGATCCTCAAGGCGATCGCCGGCGGTGACGCCGACACGATCCGCACCTACGAGGAGCTGCAGAAGCTCAACCGCGCCTACACCGGCGGCACCACCGCTGACGTGATCATGAAGCCGGCCTGGGTCGCCAACCTGGTGCGGATCTTCGACGCGTCGTCCGGCGTGCTCGCGGAGACGTTCTCCACCGGCCCGCTGCCCGACACCGGGATGAGCATTGAGCACGCCGAGCTCGACACCAACACCATCGCCGTGAACGAGCAGGCCGCAGAGGGCGACGACATCACCTTCGGCAAGGTGAAGATCAAGACCCAGACCGCGCCGGTGAAGACCTACGCCGGCGGCGCCGAGCTGACCCGGCAGGAGATCGAGCGGGCCACCGTGGGCGTGCTGAACACGTCGCTGGAGGCGCTGGCGATGGCGGCCGGCATCCGGAAGAAGCTCGTCCTGCGGGCGGCCTACAACGCCCTGATTGGCGTCCGCCAGGCGCTCGCTGACGACGCCGGCGTACTGCTGCTGGGGGCCACGCTGGCCGCCGGCACGGTCGATCACTGGGAGAACCTGCTGATCGATGCCGCGATCAAGTTCGAGGCCAACGGCCTGCCGCTCGAACGGCTGCTGGCGTCCAAGAGCGTGTTCAAGAAGCTCCGGTCGCTGACCGTGGCGGGTGAGCGGGTGTTCAAGGTAGCCGAGGACAACGCGTCCGGCACCCTGGACCTGCCGGGGCTGTCCGGCCAGTTCGCCGGCCTGTCCGTCCGGCTCGACACCGGCCAGGCCGCCGACGCCGCCACGTTCTGCAACGGCCGCGCGATCCGCCAGTACGACTCCGCCCTGGTCTCGCTCAGCGACGAGAACATCGTCAACCTGTCCAAGACGTTCGCCGTCTACCGGTACGGCGCCGTCGCGGCCGAGATCCCCGCCGGCGTCGTCCCGGTCAAGTTCGCCTGACCATGACCGAGACCCCGACCGAGTACCAGCGGCAGACCGTCGCCGACCTGGGCACGTACGTCAACGCCCAGGCCGGCGACGAGGTCTACGTCGCCCAGTGCTGGGGCGAGGCCGTCCAGTTGGTCGGCGACTACATCGGCGCCGCCGACGTGCCGCCGGTGGTGCTCGATCGGGCAATCAAGGAGGTGGGCAGCGAGCTGTTCCACCGCCGGCAGGCGCCCGGCGGGGTCGCCCAGTTCGCCGGCCTGGACGGCGCGCCCATCCGCGTCGCCCGTGACCCGATGGTGTCGGCCTACCCGATCCTCGCCCGCCACGTCGGGCCGGCGATCGCATGAGCCTGCGCGAGGAACGCGAAGCGATCGGCGCCCTGCTCGGTGGCCACCCGAGCATCCCCGAGCGGGTCACACCGCCCACCACCGTGCTCCAGGCCGGCTCCCCCTACCTGACCCCCGGCAGCACCTACGGCCGGTTCCTCGCCCGCTGGGAGGCGCTGGTGATCGGCCGGCCAGGCGCCTCCCCCAAGGTCCAAGACGACCTGGACGACGCGGCCGATGACGCCGTCGTCGCGCTCGTCAACGACGGCTTGACGGTCGAAAGCGTGTCACAGCCCTACCGGCTGGTCATCAACCAGGCCCACTACCCAACCGTCCAGATCACCTTCACGAAAGAGATAGACCTATGAGCAAGCGCATCAAGGGCCAGGCCCTCTCCCTCAGCTTCGACGGAGAGGATTACTGGGCCGACATGACCGAGGCCATCCTTGACAACGAGGAGGCCAAGGGCGACGTCACGACCTTCGAGGACGCCGCCGCCGGCGGCGCCGCCCGCCAGCACTTCCTCACCGTCACCGCCACCCAGTCCACCGACGCGGACTCCTTCTGGTCGATGGTGTGGGACCACTCCGGCGAGATCGTGCCGTACGTATACGCCGTGCACGGCAACGCCGTGCCGTCCGCCGACCGGCCGCACATGACCGGCACGGTCAAGATCCCGCCGAAGCCGAAGCTCGGCGGCGGCGCCAACACCACCTACACCTTCCAGGTGCGCTTCGACTGCGAGGAGGAGCCGACCAAGGTCATCGCGCCCGCCCCCGAAGGCTGACATGGCCGCCAACGCCGAGGGTGCGGTGCGGGTCGAGGGACTCCGCGAGCTGAACCGCGCCCTCGGCAAGGCCGGCGCCGATGCCGCCGATCAGAAGGAGCTCATGCACGAGCTCGGCATGATCGTCGTCCACGCCGCCCAGCCGCCGGTCCTCGACGGCACCCTGGAGGCCACCATCCGCGCCGGCCGAGGCAAGACCAAGGCCGTCGTCCGCGCCGGCGGCGCCCGCGCCCCATACGCCGCCGTCCAGCACTACGGCTGGCCGGCCCACAACATCGAACCCAAGCCATTCCTGCTCGACGCCCTCACGTCCAAGACCGACGAAATCGTGGACACGATGGATAAAGGCGTCGGCGAAATCCTGAAAAAGAACGGATTGAAATGAACATCAAGAATCTCACCATTGGGGAAATCGCGACCGTCGAGAAGATTTCCGGTATCTCGCTGACCCAGATCAAGGACAAGTCGGCACCCAAGGCGCGGCTGATGATCGCGGTCGCCTACGTGACCCGCAAGCGCCAGGACCCGAAAACGAAACTCGTCGAGATCGAGGCGATGACCATGGACGAAATCAGTGCGATCCTCAAGCAGTCGAAGAAGGCCGAGGGCCCCGACTCCAAAAGTAGTTAGCGGCCGACGCCTGGCCGAAATGGCGACCTTCGTCGTCAATCTCGGCTTTACGCCGGCGGACTACTGGGCGCTCACCCTCGCCGAACGTGACGCCATTATTCGCGCCTGGAACATCAAACACTCGAAATAGACAGGAGGTGACATGGCCGGCCAGCAGGTGATCGTCAGCATCCTGGGCGACATCAAGGATTTCCAGCGGAAGATGTCCGACACCCAGGACACCGCAAACAAGACTTTCACCGGCATCGCCGGCGCTGTCGCCGGAAGCAAGATGTTCGCCGCCCTGGCCGACCTCGGCGACCAGGCGCTGGATTCGATGAAGGACTACGGCGACCAATTCGACGCCCTGGCCGACCAGCTCGGCGCCGACTCCGCGCAATCGTTCGTTGACGGCTTCGCCGCCAACGTCGTCGGGGCCAACATCCAGGAGGCCATGGGGATCGGCTCCGAGCTGGCCAAGACCATCACCGGCACCCTCGGCCTGGCCGGCGAGCAGGCCCAGGCCGTCACCGAGCAGATGACCCAGGGTGTCCTCGACATCGCCGCCAGCACCGACACCGCCGCCGACCAGGTCACCGCCGCTGTCGCCTCATTCCTCCAGGGCAAAGACAAGGCGCTGGCCAAGACCATGGGCCTCGACGGCGACTACGTCCGGGGCCTGGTCGAGCAGAAGATGAAGCTCGACGGGCTGACCGAATCCCAGGCCCGGCACGCCGTCCTGATGGAAATGATGGGCGACCGGGCCGGCGAGGCCCTGGCCGACACCGAGACCCTGTCAGGGGCACTCAAGGAGATGACGGACGGCTTCGAGGACGCCGGCACCAGCCTCATCCAATCCCTGATGCCGCTGGTCATGGACGCCGCGAAATTCGTGACCGGCACCGTCGTGCCGGCAGTCAAGACCCTGACCGAGTGGATCAGGGACAACGAGACCATCGTGAAGATCCTGGCCGTCACCCTGGCGGTGCTGGTCGGCGCCTTCCAGGCCCTCTCCGGCGCCCTCGCCGTCGTCTCCGCGCTCCAAGCCGCCGCCGGCATCTTCAAGAGCCTGGAGGCCGCGCAGAAGCTCTCGGCCGCCGCGCAGCTCCTGGTCAACGCCGCCATGACCGCGAACCCGATCGGGCTTCTGATCACCGCTATCGCCGCCCTGGTCGCCGGGCTGATCTGGTTCTTCACCCAGACCGACGAGGGCCGCAAGATCTGGGAGAAGTTCACCCAATTCCTGACCGAATCGTGGGAGCAGTTCACCCGCTTCATGGGCGAGGCGTGGGAGAGCATCGTCGGATTCTTCACCTCCGCCGGCGACGCCGTAAAGAAGGCGTGGGACGGGACCGTCAAGTGGTTCTCGGAAATCCCCGCCAGGGTAAAGAAGTTCTTCTCCGATACCGCCAATTGGCTGGTCCAGGCCGGCAAGGACCTGGTCTCCGGGCTATGGAAAGGATTCACTGACGACCTCGACAGCATCAAGCGGGGCGTCTCCGACTTCGGCCGCAATTTCGAGCAGTGGGTCAAAGACGCTTTCGGCATCAATTCGCCCTCGAGGATGATGTACGACCTATTCAAGTGGCTGATGCCCGGCGCCGCCAAGGCACTCGCGGACGGCCAGGACGAACCCCTCGACGTGCTCGACCGATTCAAAAGCCGATTCGCCGACCTCGCCCAGGGCGACGACCTCACCCTCGCAATGGCCACCATGCAGGCCGGCGGGGTCGTCAACCTCTACCGGTTCGGCGACGTCGATATCGAGGTCAGTAACGCCGAAGAACAGTCGGCGATGAACGAATTCATTTCAATGCTGCAACGCAAGACAAGGGCAGGTGTGTAATGGCCGGCGGATGGGGCTCACCCGGAATGTACAGCGTCAAGCTGGGCATCTTCTGGACGGGCATCGAGGTATCTGCGGACGGGTCCAAAGCCCGGCTGGTCGGCGGCACCGTCCAGATAACGCGCGGGGAGACCCTGACCGGCACCACCAGCCTCTACGGCGGCGGCCCCGCCGGCAGCAGCATCGACCTCCAGGGCCTCAGCATCTCGGGCAAGGGCACCATCACCCTGGCCCCGATCGTCGGCACATGGGTCAATCTGCAGTACGGCGCCACCGTGACCGCCACCTACACCGCCGCCATCGCCTACCGCACCAAGCATGACGGCGTCTGGTACAACGACACCGCCGACGTCACCCAGACCATCACCTTCCCGGCCCGCGCCTGGCAGCTCCCCGCCGCCGCCACCGGCCTGAATGTCACCCGCAACAGCGACGTCAGCCACCTGATCAAGTGGACCCGCACGGCCGCCCCGACCGCCGTGTGGACCACGGTCTATGTCGAGCGGCGCGTCCGCTCCGCCAACGGATGGTCGGCCTGGTCCGTCGTCGCCACCCTGGCCGGCACCGCCACCCAGTGGGCCGACACCACCACCATCGCCAATCGCGGCTACCAGTGGCGCGTCCGGGCCTGGAACTCCTCGGGCTACAGCGCCTACGCGACCAGCAGCGAGACCTACACCAGCCCGGGCGCCGTCACCGGCGTGACCGTCACGAAATCGGGCACCACGGTCACGGTCTCCTGGACGCGGACCTCGGTCTATGAGACCTACGTCTGTATCCAGTGGGCACAAGACGGCGTGTGGGGCGAGGACTGGTGGCGCCCGGCGGGCAGCCTCAGCCAGCCCTACACCGTCGATCCCGCCAAGACCCACCAGTTCCGCGTCCGGTCCTACAACGGTTTGTTCTCGCCCTTCGCCACGTCGCCGCTGGTCACCCTGACCGCCCCGCCCCTGGCCCCCGACCTGACGGTCACCCCGGCCGCCCTGGACGCCTCCCTGACCGCGCTGACCGCCTCCTGGACGCACCGCCCCACCGACTCGACCGTCCAGGTCGGCTACAAGCTCCGGTACCGCCTCAACGGCGCCGGCGCCTGGACCGAGCTGACCGGCACCACCGCCACCAGCCGCACGATCCCGGCCGGCACCCTCGCCAACGGCGCCGTCTACGAGTTCCAGGCGTGCACCCGTGGCGACAACGCCGCCTATGGCCCCTGGTCGCCGTCCAGGATCGTCACCACCGCCGCCCGGCCCGTGGCCACACCCGCCGCCCCCGACCCCGGCATCAGCCGCCTGGCCGCCGCCTGGGGATACACCGGCGCCACCGCCCAGGCAGCCTGGAAAGCGACCCTCTACGACGCCGCCAGCGTGGTCCTGGAGGCGCTCGACGGTACCGGCGACGCCGGCATCGCCGAGTTCGGCCACGTCCTCGACGACGCCACCACCTACACCTACGGCATCGCCGTCCGCGACGGACTCGGCCTGTGGTCGGTGGAGGCCACCACCACCTGGACCACGGACCTGATCCGGCCCCCGGCGCCCACCCTGACCGCCCAATGGGAGGTCGAGACCGGCCGCGCCGTCCTCTCCATCACCACGCCGCCGGCCGAGGATGGCCAGCCCGAGGCCGTCCACGTCGAGGTCTACCGCGACGGCCTCCCGATCGGCACCACCGACCCGACCGGCGACTTCATCGACCCGATCCCGCCCACCAACCGGACCGTGGTCTACACCGCGCTGGCCTGGGCCGACC